ATGTATAAACTTGTGCGTCTGAAAAGTCTATGTCTACTGTTGCTGCCGCTGTAAGAGAATCAATAGTAGTAAATTCATCTGCTAGTTTAGAGTATGTTATTGAATCATCTGCTACACCAGCACCGTCATATAACTCTGTAAAGTTATCATTTGTTTTATCAAATGCGGATCTTATTGGATCTCCTGTTCCGTCATTTGCTGTTGTTCCTATATTTATCGTTTGTTTTGCCATAATTAATATAATGTTTTATCTGCTGTATATAATGTACTATCTGCTAATACTAGCGTTGTGTCTGCTCTAAAATACGAACCGTCAGCGTCAAAAGGGTATATTATACCCCATCCATTTTCTTCATTTACATTTCCCCACCACGATACGTCATATATTGTTCCAAACATACTATTACAATAAGTTTTTTAATTTTTTGTTATTCTTTGTCAAGTCTATAATGTATTTTTTTAATCTTTGCACATTATACGCTTTTGGTTTGTATTTTTTCTTTATAATACCCATCCCTCAAAACTAGCATCTTTATCAGGATATACATCCTCGTTAGAGTTACTGTTGTATTCTGGAAAACTGTCATTATTAAAGCTCATGTAGCTAATAAATCTGTCCGTATAGTACTGGGCTAAATTTCTTTCCTTTTCAATAAGAAAGTCAATTTCCGTTTTGTCTACGTTTGTTGCATTTTCGCTAGAGTGTTTAAAGACTCCTTTATTAGCGAGTGTATATGCAGCAAAAGGCAAATACTCTACCATAGCCCAGTGAATAAGCATTGGCTTTACATAATCTGTAACTAAATTTAAATAACTTCCAGTTAAATTACTTGCTATTATGTCAGCTTCTATCTTATTTAATAAATCTGTACCTAAATAGTTTTGAATATGAATGTCTTGTGCTATCTTGATAAACTGAATAAACTTATCAGTATCAACATTACCATTCATTGCTGTAAACTTTACTATATCTTTTCTGCTAATTAATAATGCTTGTGCCATTTTTATCTAGGGTTTTTATATCCGTTATTTGGCATATCTTTAGGAGCTATTGCTGCTTTTTTATGCCCTGCTGGTCTTGGTTTATAAGATTTAGGAATACTATCTACTTCTTTGCTACTTGCTAAAGATTTATCTTCATAGTATTCTCCATCTTTTTTCTTTTTTAATTTATAAAGTCTTTCTTCCCACAGGTGACCACAGTTCGGTCCTCCTTTATATTTAAATAGATCATATGATTGTCCTTTATGTCCAAATGATTTATTTACTCCTGCTCTTGAAGCTTTATCTATATCTTCTAATCTATACACAACACCATTTCTTGTTCTTTTCATCATGGTAGAACAAAACTTTCTACTGTTGCCACTTGTATATTTTTCTTCGTATGCATATCTTACTTTGTATACGCTTTTATCTAGAGTACTTTCACCTGATGGTTTAGACTTAACTGATTCAAGTTCTAAATCACCATCTATTACTTTTTGTTTCCACTGTTCCAAACCTTCGTTCTCTTCAGAATATTCTCTCTTTCCTATAAGATCATAATCCTCCATAATCTCTCCCTCTAACTCTGCTAGAAAATCATTACCCATGTCATCTGTAAGATCTGGTCTTTCTTCTGCTAATTTAACTCCTGTCTCTTCTTCTCTTGATTCGTCTGTTACAGCGTTATCTGTTTCTATGAAAGCAAGCGGCTGAAGCGTTTTAAAGTACAAATTAAGGCTTATCTCGTTTACTGCGAGTATAGAGTCTATACAGCCAATTAAAAGGTCTTGATAAGGCTTTATTGTAACGTTGTCAAATAACAAAGAAGCTGTCTTAATTTCATCAGCGTTTGATCCTAGTCCATTATTTTCTGTTCTTATACCTAAAAGCAATGGTGATGTTACTCTGTGTCCTATAATTAACTTATTAGAACACTCTGTAGATAAATACTGATAGTGTGCTGGAGCATCTACTAATGGTACGTCATCTATTGTTGTTTTGCTTTCTGCGTTATTGTTAAATGCTATAATTACTTTTTCTCCTCTTGCTCCTGTCAATTTATTCATGACATCATTCTTTACCTGCATTTGTTTTTCTCTATCAGGCACCCCATTATTAAAATTAACAACTTTAGTTCCTGAAAAACCGTTTTGTACATCATTAATTAAGTAGTCTGATATTTCTGATTCTAATTCAGCATAAGATAAAGCTCCTTGATAATCTACTGGACAATAATAATCATATCCACTTACATATCTTTTTACAATTTTAATCTCTGGTTCTTTACCATTACCAAATCCAAAAGCAGCTATTCTTTTAGGTTTACTATTCGCTTTTATCTTGGTCCAGTCATGAAAATAATAATATGCTTCAATCTCTCCATCATCATTACATTTTTCTGCTCTTAATGTTTGTCTTGGGAAGTGTTCTGCTTTTACTACTTTTTTATCTTGGTATAATACCTGAAAACTTCCTTCTCCTAATAACTTTAAATCTAATATTACATTTCTTAAATCACTATCATTAAAAATAGATCTCATTGCAGCATATTCATCTGGCTTTCGTGAACTATCTGTTGCATCTAGTCCCTTACCATATACTAATTGAGATATTCCTTGAATAATTGCATTGTTTGTTGCAGAATTAATAAATAACTTTATTAAATAAGAATAATAATCATTATCCTCTCCATAATTAACCCACTCCTTATGTTTATCTTCAGATATTTTAGGTCTATTATATTCTGATAAGTTTACTATGTGTAAATTGTCCATATTATAATACTATAAATTCGTTTGTTGTTTCTTGCTCATCATATTCATTATTGTTTACTGAATAATTTGTAACAGTTTGATTTGTACAGAATATTTTATCTTTATAAATAACACTGCCACTTTTTTTAATTGTCAACGTGTAAAACGTATCTTCCACTAATGTAAACACATCTGAATATTGATAATAGTAATCATTTAATGTAAATACATTTGTGTCTTCATCATATACTGACTTATTTGTTGTTTCATTTATAATTGATATGTTATAAATGTTGCTATCAGATGCTACGTATTCTCTTGGAATAAAGTTTATCGTTTGAGAACTAGAACTGTTCTGTAATATTATCATATTATAACAATAAAATAAATGTTATTTTGTTAATTATTAAGCATAAAAAAAGGCACCAATTAGTGCCTTCTTTATCAAGTTTTAAGGAATTATTAAGAGTTAGTTCCTTCAGTTACTGTTACTGTAGCTGAATCCATACCTGCGTATGGGTCTGCTGCTGTAGGACTATCTAAAAATTTAGCTGGTGAAGTTTCCTGTGCAGTGAACGTTAATGTATAACCTGAAAGGTCTCCCATTGCTGCTCCTGTTACTATTGTTCCTCCACTTACGTCTGCTCCATTTTCTAATCCCATTACCATAACATTACCATTATAATCTTCTACTGCTATATGTGGTCTCCCATATGCTAACAGCTTTAATTCTTTATTATCCTCTTTAGATAATTTTTTTAATGTTATATTTAATGTTTGCTCAAAAAATGTTGTTCCATTTTCTCTTGAGCTATTTACTGTTGTTTCGAAAGATGAATTTCCTTTTAAGTCATATTCAAAGGCTTCAAAAGTTCCACTCATATCAGTAATTTGTTCGTTTGCACTTGTTACAGTTCCAAAATCACCAAAATCAGTAAAATATACTTTTCTTATACCTCCAACTACGTCTTTACAAGGTTCTTTTCTTCCTTGAGTTAAATCACAAGCCATATTATTTTTATTTTTTTAAAAAAAAAGGTAGGCAGTTTAGCTACCTACCCTTTCTTATGTTATACAATCTTTAATTACGATGTTGCGTATAATACAATGTCAGATCCGATTGCATGCTGAATACCAGCAGTAAATCTCATTACGATTCTTACATTTTGAGAACCATCAAGATCAGCCATGTCTAATACTTTTACTTCGTTGTGGTCTGATAATAAACCTGTACCGAAGAATAAGTTTGATTTTTCAGCAGCAACTGCGTCATTGCTAGATAAACCTTGTGCTAATACAACTGGAATACCATCAAATTGAAGACCTGCTCCTTTTGAATACCACTGTGTACCTTGATTGTTTGTACCTGCAGCTCCTAAACCAGATGCTCCAAATCCACCTAATGCTCTAACGTAGTTTCTATACATGTTAGATGGTAAGTAAATAGTCATATCTTCTGAACCATATGCAGCAGCAGGAATTGCATCAGCAATTTTTCCAAGCTCTGTAATAATGTTAGCTGCAGTAGATGCTGTACCTGTTACATCATTTACGTCAGAATCAGCTCCTAATGTAGTTATAAAACCTGCAAATTCGCCATCTGTTGCGTCAGTTCCAGTCCAGATGTTATTTTCAATTTTTTGAGCAACTTTAGCTGATACATGTCCGATTAAGAAATCAGAGAATGATGGAGGTAAAGTTTCGTTAATTGTTGAATATCCCATTTGAACTGCTTCCCAATCTTGTACGTAGTCTTTTTTACAAAGCTCTAGGTTCACTTGGAATTCTTCTGGTGCTAATATTCTTTCTGTTAAAGTTAAAACGTCTGCTTGTCCTGTAAAGTCACATGCTCCGTTTTTAACAATACTTGTTGAAGCAACTTTTTTCATTACTTCTTTGTATTTTACGTTTGGCTTAACTGTTATTAAGTTGTTAGCCAGCGTATTCCCGCTTAATAAAGCAGCCGACACGTATTTACCTGCGAATTCGCCAGCATACGTGCTCGTAATTGGTGTATTTGTACTATTTGCCATTTTTTATTATTTTAATTAAAATTTGATATTGTTTGCATTACCCTGTCTAAAGTATTCATAGGTCTAGAATTTGAAGGAATGTTTAATTGTGTTTTTTCTTCACTTTCTGGATTGTGTTTTACTTTTTCTACTTCAGATAAGATTTCTTTTGTTGGTTCTTCAGATAATTCTTCTTTAACTTCTTCAGAAGCCATTTCTTCGTCTTTCTTACCATAACCTAATTCTTCAATCATAGTTACAATATCTTCGACTGCTTTTCTTACTTCTGCTAAATCTTCTTTTGTAGCGTAGTCTGTTGCTGCTTCCACTTCTTCAGTTTCTTCAGTTTCAGCTTCGCCAATAGAAGCAATTATACCTTCTTCCTCTACAACTAATTCTGTAGAATCTTCAAGTGTATAACTTCCAACTGGTAGAGCTACTTTTTCGTCTTCTGTAACAATAAAGATTTCGTTACCAGCTTCAAAAGCTTCTGCTTCTACTGTTGTACCATTTTCAAGCTGTGCTGTTGCAAGCTCTACTTTTGTTTCCTCTACTTGATCTGTAGCTAAAGTTTCTTCTTTAGTTTCTTCAAGATTAATATCTTGCTCCTCTAAATTTACTTCTGCAGCGTTCATACCTAGTAGGTCTTTTACTTGTTTTAACATTTCTGTCGCTTTCATAGTATTACAATTAAATTAATTTGTGTTTGTTGTATTTTTAAGCTTTTTGTTGGATTATAAACCATTCGGTTCCGTTACTCCATACAGTTATACCTTCATATTCTTTATTAATTCTAAAAGCAGAAGAAGATCCATCTAATGTCTGACCAGAAGCAGGTGTTAAATCTGCACGGGTTGAACTTTGAAATGTAGTGTCTGAAATAAGTCTTATTACTCTATTTGTGTTTGTGGTTGCATCTGGTAGAGTAATCTCTATGGTTCCAGTTGCACCTGACCAAGTAAGTACGATAATTTCAGAGTCTTCATAAGTTGAACTATCTAAATCTACAGTACCACCCGCCACACTAACTGTTAATGCTGTTGGCACTAAATAGTTTACAATGTCTTTTACTGTTGTGTATTTTGTTTCACTGCTTTGTACTACAGGAATTAATTCTGTTCCTTGTAATGCTGTTGCAGCGCTTAATGCTGATATTTTTTTATTTGCCATTTTATAATTCTATTTTACTATTATTTTCTTGTAATATATAATCTCCATTTTCTTGCAACAGAAATCCTATTGGTCCTGTAAGATTTCCAATTCCCTGTGTCATGTAGTCTTGATCGTCACAACAGTTTATTGAATATGTGTTACCATCTCTACATAAACATGCTCTAGTATTTGACGTTGGTACGTTATATCTTCTTCTCATTATTTTATTGGCACACAGTTAGGAACTCTTCTGCCGTTTTTCATTTTAAAACCTATCATCTCATATCCTGCTTGACAAGGTTTTTTTAATTCTTGCTCATGCGTCTCACAAGGCATAAACCAAGTCTTACCCTCTACCTCATGTTCGTGGTAACCTTCACATCCCATTTCTTCAGCTTTTATTATTGCTTCTTGCTTTGTGTCATATGCTTTTTTACCGTCTATTTCTATAGAAGCTAGTTTTTGGTCTTTTAGTTGATCTAAACTTTTAAGTTTACTCTCTGCCCAAGACTTTGCAGATTTACCTCCCCATAATAAATAAGAAATATATCCACATGCTTCTGTGTCTCCTGTTTTATAATACTCTTCTGCTCTAGATAAGTAACTGTACATTCTTTTTATTGTCTGTACTGTTAGTTTTTCTTTTCTTGCTAGTTGTTGAGCTCTTACTTTACCTACTTGTGTTGCACACTTGTTATTTACTTTTTTATTTAAATCTATACCTCTTTTTGCATTGTTAGCTACAGATGTAGGATAGTCATTATAGCTTTCTAGCTCTATAGTCTCTCCAGAGGTATCTTTCTCTTGTTTTAAAATAGATTTTACAGCACTTAATAAATCTTTAGCTTCATCTTCTTCTATTTTTTGTATCTCTTTGTTTTTACATATACAACTATCTAGTTTATCTTCACAATCACATACTGAAAGTTTATTAGGTTCGTTAGGTCTTTCTAGTTTATCAGCAAAATAGCCTTCTATTGAAAACCCTTTTACTTTACCTGTTTTAATGTAGTTATCCCATACTTCATCATTGTCTACCTTCATAGAAACCATCCAAGTACCTAATGGTACATCCATGTCATATAATCTTGTCTTATCTTGCTCGCCTTCTACTATCCAGCTTTCTACTACTGTTAATCCTTGTAATGGTGATTCGTGTTCTAATGTAGATCTGTGTTGTTTAGCTCTTTTTAAGAACAATTCACTTGCTTGTCTAACAGTGTTTCTAGAGAAATATATATAATACTCTTTGTCACCACTTTTTCTATAAATTGGTTTGTTAGGGATTAATGCTGGTCCTAGTAAAAGTTTTTTCTCTTTATCTAGTTCTGCTAACTTAAATTCTTGATTTTTAAGGAATACAAAATCTTCTTGAATTGCTGGGTTTTCTACTATACTTATTGCGTCAATTCCTGAAACGTTATCCTCTTCGTCTATAAATAATTCTATTATATCCATATTATTACAATATTGTTTTTATAATTTTGTTTTAGTTTCCTAGTGTTGCTTGATTAACTGTTTTTCTATCTAATGCTTGTTGAGTACTTACATCTGTACTAACCACATAAGCTCTTACTGGTTTCTGTTGTGCTCCTGCTATTGTTTGTGCTAATTGACTTTCTGCTGTTGCACCTACTACATTAAATGCTGGTGGAGTTGATATTGCTGGAGTAGGTACGGATCCTCCTGCTGCACCTTTCGCAAAACTTGGTGGTGCTGGCTCTTTAGTTGATGTTATATTTCTAATGTTTGCAAAACCTGCTGCAATAACTGATGCTGCTCCTATAAATCCAAATATACCTCCTTGACCTAAAGCTTTGTTTGCACCTGCATATGTATCTATTATTGCTTGTGTAATAGCTATTGCTTTTCCAAACTTACTATTTTGTCCAACTAAATTAGCTAGTGAACCTAATGCTCCAGTTACTGCTGCTACTTTAGCGTCTGCTATTTCCTTATTTCTTTTGTTTTCCTTTGCATCAGACTCTGCTTTAAATCTATTTAATTCGTTTTGTGCATCTATTTCTTCTTGTGTGCCTTTCTTAAAACTATCTATTCTTGTTTGTAAAGTTTTCTCTATCTCTAATCTTTCCTCTGCTTCTATTTGTTTTAACTTTTCTAATCTTATTACTTCATTATCTATTAATTCTGCATTTGCTAATTTTGTTATTTGTGCTACTTCTTGAACTCCTTGTGCTTTTGAAGTCTCTAAATCAATTAATTCTTTTTCTAATGCTGCTTCATTTGTTAATTGTTCTGATCTTTGTCCAGCTATTCTTGCTCTTATAGCTGCTAATTCATTTAATGCATCTTTTTTTCTAACTTGTGCATCAACATTATCTTCATCTAATGCTAATTCTGCTTGTGCTGCATCTACTGCTATTTGAGCATTTTCTAATAGTTTTTTCTCTTGGTCATCTAGTATTGTAGCTAGTTTTTGATTTGCAGCAATTCTTTCTGTAACCGCAAGCCTTGTGTCATCTCTTAATTGTCTTTGTTGTTCTGCTTGTCTATCATAATCTTCTATTAAACCTCTATTTATTGCTTGTGTTACTTTGTAATCGTTGTTTAATTTTGTAATGTTTTTAGCTTGGTCTATTGTTGCTTTAGTATATTCTGTTGTTGCTTCTATAACTTCTTTTGTTGTTTCTACAACTTTATCTACTGTATCATCTACTCCTGTTAATACATCAACATATTCTTTTCCTGCTTCTTTTACAGAATCAAAAGCACCTTTAAAATCTCCTTTAAATACTTTTACAACAGCTTCACTTAAAAACCCTATAACTTCTAAAGCAGAATTAAATCTCTCAATAAGATTGTCTTTTATTGCTTTTCCTAATGATTTTAAATTTTCTACTGGATTTTCAAATATATCTTTAAAGAAACCTACTACTGTTCCTATATTAGACTCTATAAATACAAATAAATCATTAAAAGCTAACTTTAAAGCTGTAGTAGCTGTAGCAAAAGTGTCTACTACTTTTTGATTAGAAAAGAAAGTGTCTTTAAGTGTATTTAATACTGCATCAAATAATTTTGCTGCTCCAACTCCTTTGAATATAGCGTTTAAACTAAACATTGATTTACCTGCAGCTTTAGCTCCTTCTTGTATACCTTTAAGCCCTACACCTACTGTTTGCAGGTTTTTTTCAGCATCTTTAGCTTTTACATTAATTTCAATATCTATTTCTTGTGCCATTATTTGTTCTTTTTAAATTGTTCGTATGCTTCTTTTATTGTTTCTGGCATTTTATTTTTACCTAGTGCTATATCTATATACTTGCCAGATATTTTCTCTTGCTTTGCTAATCTTAATAATTCTAGTACGTTTCCTAACATGTCGCTTCTAATACTTGCTTATAATAATAATAATTACAATGGGTTTTTGTTATATTGAGATCTGATGGAGGACTCTCGTTTTGCCAGTCTGATTTTCTAAAAAAACCATTATGTTTATCTAAAACTCCTGCGTTATGTAAAATTCTTTTATTTTCCATTGTTTCTATTTTGTCTGTAGACCAAGAAAAGTCTAAACGTTTTGATATTTCCGTTTTCATTCCTTTTTTCCAGAACATCCACAACGTTGCCCACATTTCAGCAGTCCATGCCTGTATAGGATAGCTTCCTTTGTATTTTTCTTTGTGTGTTTGATTGTATTCCCTCATAGCTCTATAAAGTGCGTTAGAGTTTACGTATACGTCTTTCCAGAATTTACTGTCTGTTCCTGTAAAAATATATTGTGCTCCTCCTGATGATTCTTTTTTATTTTCTACTATTCTTTTATCTATTTTTCCTGCTTCACACATAATATCTAAAATCTCCTCTCCTTTAGATGCTATGTAATCATAACCTATATAACTTTTAGTATCTGATAACCAAACTTTATCTTTTGTAAATTCACCTAAAGGCTTTAAAAGTACAGTATCAGCATCTGCATAATAATACTGATGTCCTGATGTACACCCACAACTTTCAAAATACTTACTCATTAAGTAGGGTTTTATAGCTGGTGCATAAACTTCTTGCTTATAAGGGTAACTTATAAAGCTTACATGAGTATACTTTGTTCTTAATTTATTAAACTTATACTCACCTGTATCACCTAAAAGAATTATAATATCAAATGGACTAACTCCGTTTTTTAAATATGAATTAATCATAGTGTCTACTTGCCACTCATAATATTTAATCTCTGGTTGTGCTGATATATATTTCATATTATGGACATGATGGACAAGTTGTTGGTCCTGTTAATGAGCTTCCACTCCAATAGTAATATTCACCAAAGCTTGCTGTATACCATGAAGGTGTTGTTCTTAAAGTACTACATGTGTCATCAGTATATATTGCGGTTGCAGTAGATATATCATTGCTATTCATGTAGGTTGTCACAGTTCTAGTTGTGTTACAACAAACATTTTCTGCGTCTGTAATTGATCTATATAATAATTGACTTCCACAAGTTAAAGTAGTAGTTGTTGTAGTGGTTGTTGTTGTTGTACAAGAACCAGTAATAGTACCATAAGAAGTAGGGTTAGCTACATAATCTGTTCCTGTTATATCATAACAATTTGCTCCATCTGTTGATATAGTAATGTTTGTGTTACCTATCTGATATCCTGCGTCTAATTGTACATAAGTTGTTTGTGTGTCGCTTTGTCTTTCTACAACAAATACGTTATCATCTGGAACTACTGACGGACATCCTGTTTCACCTGTATCTGTAACCGTTCCAGCACTTGGGACATTATCCGCTACTTGCCCTGTTACTCTATAAAGAGCTGAACTAGAATCTTGAACTCTAGCGTTTGGAGCAAAATTAGCACCTAAAGCTCCAGTATCTTGTGCTGACCTATATATTTTATTTATATTAGGTTCTTCACACTTTGTTAATTCCCAATAATACGTTCCAGTACATTCTAAACAGCTTCCATACCAAGTGTAGTCTCTAACTAAATTATCTTGTGCATCACAACTTTGTGCATCAATCCATGGATCACTTTGGCTCCCAGTTATTGCAACTGGATTAGAATAACAATCACCATTATATTCAACTGTGTCTGGGAAACTATCTACACTGTTACCAAATGTAATAAGAGCATCTAATCCTCCTGTTGCACAATCCCCATATCTTCTCCATATATTTAAAGTTGGTTTAGTTGGTGCTACACATTCTGGTTCAGGTCTAACTGGACATCCACTTACACTTTCCCAAACTTGCAAACTACTTGGTTCGTAATATCTATATATGTTTAAATCTGTATAGAATCCTTGTGGTGCCTTATTTGGTGTTCCAATATTAGTTGCACTAGTATACATATGCTCGGCTGATGTTGCAGATAATAATGTTTTATTGTTATCAAAGTAGTAAAATCCTTGCACTCCTCCTTCATCACAGAAGTTTTGTAATGGATTAAAACCTTCTCCTAAATAAAATAACACATTTGCGTCTACACATGTTGTACAAACACTAAAGGTTGTTCCGTTCCAATATCTTCTTTTTGTGTTATCTGAATCTAATGAATAATAACCAGCAGCAGCTTGAGTTACCGTACAGGTTCCTGTGTTTGTAGGTCCTACATAATTCCATAATTGTGTTGCAGCACAAAATACAGACTGTGTTACTGGATCATTTCCTTCTGGATCTATATAGTAGAAGTTTTTACTTTGGTGATTTTCACAAACATCATTAGAAGAACTATATCTTAAATAAGCTACACTTTTAGTTTCTAAACAAGTATCTACTAATGGTTCGGTTTGTGTACAAGTTTCACATCCTACTCCCTCTGGAGCTCCTACTGTTACACCATTATTTGTAGCCCAATCAGTTTCAAATGCTGTTGCTGATGTATAATAACACTGTCCATCTATTTCTATATAAGAACCTGTTGTGATATTACCTACTGTAAATGTGTCTCTTGACCTAATGTATTTTGTTTCTCCTACTACTGTTGTTTCTGGACATCCTGTAACTTTGTAATAATTGTAAACTATTAATTGAACTTCTCCTGTTCCAAATACAGTTGTTACTGTTTGACTTGTTGTAAATGTTCCACCAGCATTGTTTACTGTTGGTTTAGTTCCTACCCATTCATATCCACTATTTAACTCAACATCTGAACTAAAGACAAATACAGTTCCAGAATTTTGTGATTTAATTAAACCAGCTTGGTCTCCTGTAACCTCATAACCATTTGTTGGACCGCTTATACTAGATGTGTCTATAGCCAGTGTTATATCAATTAGCGTTTGTGTTGTCCATACAACTTCATATGTATCTGTTGCAGTGATTGTTCCGTCTGTTGCTGTACACGTGTAAGTGTATGTGCCTGCACTTGTTTCTGTAAAAGTTATACTTTGTGTAGAGCCACTAGCTGATCCACCAGACCAACTATAACTTGTTGGCGTAAATCCTGATGGTGTAGCAAATAAAGTTATATCATTGTTTACTGTTTTAGCGGTAGGTCCACTAATAGTTAAGAATTCTGATGTTGCTTGAACTGTACCACTTAAAGTTGTATTTACTGTTAGGTTAGATGTTCCCACTGTTCCTTGTGCGTTAACTATAGATGGTCCAGATGTAAATTGATAACCACTATTTGCACTTACATAACTATTAAATGAATACGTTTGACCTTCTTGTAATGTTTGTGTAGAACCTGTTTGATCTCCTGTTATATTATATGCTGCTGCAGTTGGTGATGATATGTTATCTATAACATTTAATGTAATTACATACGTTTTTGGTGTCCAAAGTACTGTGTGTGTATCTGTAAATTCTTCACTGTCATCACTATCTGTAGCTATACAAGTATATGTAACGTTTCCTGTTGTTGCATTTGTTATTGTTATAGAAGATGTTGTTAATCCTGCTGCATTTCCTCCTGACCATAAATAACTAGCTGTTCCTATGAAGTTGTTAGCTGTTGCAGTTAATGTAATATCTTCTGTTTGTTGTTTGCTTGTTAATCCACTTATAACTAGACTTCTACCTACATCACATGTTTTATCTGCAGTAGGTGTTAATCCATCTACAGTACAGAAAGTAGAATCAGCAGTACATTCAGTACAATCATCTTCATCCGAAGTTGTAGTTGTAGTTATTGGAGTTGAACCTCCTACTGATACTGTTACTTCATTAATTAATTCTAGTTTAGATCTACCTGTAGTAAAATCTGTTTCTATTTGATTAATAGTGTAGTTTCTGTCGCTTATTGCTATTGTGTCTGCAAGAATAAATTCTTGTAACATTTTAATAGGTAAATAAGCATTTACAGTTGTAAGTCTTTTATTTGTCTGAAATACTTGAGAAATATAATTTTCATAATATACTTTAAATAATGTGTCCTCAAATTGATTTGTTAATGAGTATTCGTTTATCTCATTTCTAAAATGAATATTACCTTCATTTATAGTATAGTCTATTTGCTGACTATTTGAAGGTATATAATAGCTTGTTATATCATTATAATTTGTTCCTTCTACATCTGGACTTGCTGCGTTCTCTGTAATTAAGAATCTTATCTCTGTTGCTGATGTTTGATTGTGTGCATAAAGAAGTAATGGGTTTCCATAATAAGGATCATTATTATCATCTACAAACCATCCTATTTGTGGATCTGTACCTGTGCCATTTAGCTTTTCAAACTTCATATGCTCAAAAGGTAAAGTCACTTCATATGTTTCTGGATTAGCATCATAGTAATCATCACCACTATAGCCTTCTGTTCCCCAGCTTACGCTGCTTAATTGTTCATGTTGTTTTACTAATTTTGTTCCAAGTCCCTCATACTCTAAAACTATCTCTTTATATGGAAGAGCTACGTTTACACTTGATTCTGTTGTATCTACATAATTAGTTATATCCCAAACTGTATCTGAATCACTATAGTATTCATCTAACGTTTTTATAATTATAGTGCCATTATCAGTATAAGCTGTTAGATTAAACATTCTAAACAAACCAGTTAAAAAGTCTATTACTTTCATTTCTGGTATTTGTTGAGATATAATAAACTCTCTTGTGTTATTAAAAGTATAATTACTTGTCAAAGGGTATTCTGCTGTGCTGTTTTGTAAGTAAATTACATTAATATCCCATTGCGTATCTGTATCTAAAACAAAACTAGAAGCTGATGAGTCTACAAAAACAGTATATGTTGCATTTTCTAAATAGCCTGTTAAAGTTACAGAAGTATTATTTGTAATAGATCTAGAATTATCTTCTATCCCATCTTTATATATTCTTACTGTTCCTGTTATATTTGTAGTGGCATTTATAGTTA